GTCGAGTTCTTGACTTAGCCGACAGGATCAGTGTGCATGATAGTGTTTCTGAAATTTGTGGTAATTTCGATTCACTAATGTCGGCTTACGTTAAGACAATGGATCCATCGTCTACTGTTGTAAGTCTAGGACAGGAGCAGAATAAACTTTCACTTGGATTAACTGCTGTTAGAGGTGAGGATTCTTCAGTTAATAGAGTTGAGATGATTCTGAGTGACGTTGAACCTGAACCAATCAAGCGAGGTATTAAATTCTTCAGTATTGGAAGGATCGATGAGTTTCTACGTCCAATAGATCTCCGGTCTCATCCTGACGCTGAATGGTTTACCGCTCGAGCGAGAGAGGAGACGAACATCAATCACATCATGAATTTTCCTCAAACTCTAGCGACATTAAGATTTTCGATGGGTTCAGAAATTAGCAGACAGAACCCATTGATACGACGTTTGAAGTGGTACTTATCTGAGCTCGGGAACAACTTGTTTACTGAGTCGGGAGGTAATATTCAAATTCAGTGTCATGATCTAATGGTTGCGACTCGTTGTCACACTTTGTTAATGACGGCGTTTTTCTATCACCTGGATAGTAATGAGGTTGATCCTGAGATATTCATTGAGATTGGAGAGTATTTGTTTGAGGATCCTTTTGTTAATACGAAAGAGTTGAAATCGATGCGCTCAACACTTCGTCAGTCAGCGTTTTGTCTAACAACCAGAGGCGTAATTCCGCGATGGCACCGTTTCGATTATAATAATCCGCAAGATAGATTGGATGACTATATCGATTACTCAATCCGTGAAGATGAGAATGATCATCGCTATTATGGCTTTGTTCAATCACATATTGACGAGGAGCTCGCTAAGTTGAGAGACGCTGATCTTCCAAAGTTCGCTGACGCTTGGCAAACTATACTTAGTGCTGAGATATCTGGTCAGAATATTAGATTGAACGCGTGCCTGAACTCGCTTGAAGCCGCCACTGGTTACACTCGTTCGTTGCCTCCCGTCTCACATGTTAAACAGTTCGAGACAGAGATCCCGTGTCCGGACGACCCTCCATATAAGGATTACCTAATTGAAGAGTGGTGTAATGCGATCATCGATGCGCACGAGAAGAAGTTGATACCTACGTACGATGAGTTCAAGCGCATGATTCCCTATTTCTTGACTTCTCGATCGGCTGGCGGTTCAGGCAAGCGAGTTCCAGTTACTTGGAAATTGCCTGGACGCCGGCCGATTCGTCAGACATATATGGATAAAAGAATGAATTTTCTTAAGAATCCTGATTTCTGGCTAGAGGTTACGGAAGTTATGAAAGGATATGGAGATGACGGTTTCGGACAGATAGGTACTAGGCAAGTTGTTGGTGGTAAAGCGTCTCGAGCTATCATAATGAAGTGGTTACAACATTATCTGCATGAGATACCTTTTGCAGTTGGAATCTCTGAGTACCAGATGAATCATGATGATAAGTTTTCTGCTTACGGCACGTCACATGATTTTACGATCGGAAAAGAGAGCGGAAACGTCTTCGCTGATCATGGAATGATGTTCGCGGCCTCTGCCGATCCGTCTATTATTATGTTGTTAGCTGATTTTTCGACCTTTGATGCTCATCAGAAAGAGAAGAATATGCGACGTTATGCCAGAGAGGGCGTTAAGAAAGGATTGACGCAGTGTGGGTTGTTGGGTGAGTGGGGGCCATGGAAGGGAGGATTGCCTCAGGTTATCGATACTATCTGGGGCTCGGGACAAACTAGAGATGCAAAGTTCCTTACTGAGACGCGTGTGATGAGGTCGACTAATAAGATGGAGAGTTCGGATGTTCATAAGATGTATGGATCTGAGCCTTCTGAAATCGATGGAGCGGTTGGAGCGGTTGTTTCACTGGATGAGGTCCTCTCAGGTGAACTTCTTACTTTAACAACGAATAATTTCACTAACCGTGCCTGTTTGAAAACGGGTGTCGATGTTTTAAGAGAGCGTGGGCTCATGGAAATATTTAAGCTCAAACAAGTTCGGATTCAGGGTGACGATTCTATCACTTATATGTCTATCCCTTATCAAGAGGCTTACACTACAGCGACTCATGAGGCCTTGGTTCTTACGCTTCAGGAGAACGCCGCTTCCAATGGTTTAGATCTCAATGCTATTAAGACTGCAACTAGATTGTATTCGGGTGAGTACCTTAAGAAGTTCGCTACTTATGGCTTTTACATACCTCTCCGACATATGCAGCCTTTCGCAGCTGAGAGGGCCCCTAAGATCGTTTTTCCGACTGAGATTATGACATCATACGCTAGTTTAGTTTCGGCCTATATCGCAAGAGGTGCAGATCATGATTTCATGCATAGGATGTACCTTCATACTGTCAATTTTAGACGTGGTGTTCGCGTACACGCTAAACACACAGAAGAAGGCTTGGGTCCGAAATTAGAAAGAAATATGATGTACTACCTCCCTTTCTCTTCCGTCTTCACTCCTATTAGTTTAGGTGGAGGAGGCCAACTCCCTTTCACTACCATTGGTGCGAACAAGGACATGAATATAGCTTATTTGTGCAACAAGGATGATGATATGAAAACGATGATAAATGCTGCTGCTCATATTTTGAATCTGCCGAAACCTTCGATCGCTAAGGATATCGGGAAGCAAGCAGCAACAAAGATGCGTGATGGCACGTATCGTGGCGATTTTGCTCATGGAATGAGATTCCTCGATTCTATTTTAATACCCGAACGTGTGAACGAAGCTCATAAAGCAGCCAATCGTTTACGCAAACAGGGAGTTCGTATTAATTCGAGATTATTTTATCCTGACACCGCTAAATCATTGATTGAGGATTCTGTTGCTTCAAATCCAAATTCAGTCTTCCTTGTTCGATTGGAGCAGACGGAAATGGGCTTTCCTCTATTGGAGAGAGCTAAGTCCATCGAAAAGGAAGCGATCCCCGATTATGTCAACACCAAATTTTCATGGACTAAATTTGTCACTCTAATTCCTTCTGGTCTATTGACGCCATGGCGAGGACATACTGTTACACCTTTAGCATGTTTAGACTCAAAGATGAGGAACATTGCGTTGATGTTTGGTGTTGGCTCACATAAATCAGCCTATGCCATTTCCCCAACTACAGTTCTGTCCGCATTGAGGCGTGATCGATTCTTTCCCCGTCATATACGTCCCGAGCAAATATTCGCATTTCTAACCAATCCAACAATTGTGCGTGACGCTGAGAATATCAG